TATATTATGGGTAAGTTGAAAGGTCCTAATGCTTCGCCTTTGCCGTTGTGTATTGATAATGAGACTGGGGAAATTGTTTTCCCTAATCCTGAGTTTATGATTATGTCGAAGGGTATTGGTAAGCGATGGTTCCATAGGCATTTTATGACGGATGTTTATCCGCATGCCTCGGTGGTTACTTCTCAGGGTTCTAGGGCGCCGGTCCCTAGGTATTATAAGGAGTTATTGAAGGAGGTTGGTACAGATTTGGCATTTGATATGTCGGCTCGTACTCTCACGCGTATGTCTAAGGATATTAAGTCATCCGCTGATGTTTTCGCTAAGTTTGAGGAGAATTCTAATCCTCGTCGATTGGTGCGTGCGGCTTATAATAAGGCTCGTACCTCTTTGTATAAACGTGAAATTAAGGATTAATATGTTTTACGACCAGATTACGTCGCATGATTTTGCGATGATTCCTAGAGCTGATATTCCGCGTTCTCGCTTCCGTATGAAGCATTCCCATAAGACGACATTTGATGCGGGTTATCTTGTTCCGATATATTGTGAAGAGATTATGCCGGGTGATTCGTATCGTGGTACTATGCATGCGATGGCGCGTTTGGCTACGCCTATTACGCCGTTTATGGATGATTTGACGTTTGAATCATTTTTCTTTTTCTGCCCAAATCGTTTGGTTTTTGATAATTGGGTCAAGTTGCAGGGAGAACAGCGTAATCCAGGAGATTCTATTTCGTATGTAACGCCTAAGTGTACCACGCCAGTTGGTGGTTATGTGCATAATACGTTGCAGGATTATTTTGGATTACCTACTGTAGGTCAGGTTGGCGGTGCGCTGACTGTTACCCATCAAAATATGCCGTTGCGTATGTATAACTTGATTTATAACGAATGGTTTCGTGATGAGAACTTAATTAATTCTGCGCCAACGCCAGTAGGTGATGGCCCGGATGTTTATACCGATTTTGTTTTGCGTCGTCGTGGTAAACGACATGATTATTTTACGTCGTGTTTGCCTTGGCCTCAGAAGGGCCAAGCTGTTACTATGCCGTTAGGCACCTCTGCTGCTATTAAGTCCGATGGTACGAATATTCAATGGCGTGGTGGTACTTCGGCCATGACTACTATTGGTCAGGCTTCGGGTGTTGCTGGTGGTGCGATTGTAGGTGTTGGAGGTATGACTACTAACCCTATTAATTGGGGTGCATCAGGTGCTTCTACTACTGGATTGTATGCAGATTTGTCTACGGCTACGGCAGCTACGATTAATGCGATTCGTATGGCTTTCCAGGTTCAACGTTTGTTAGAAAGGGATGCTCGTGGTGGTACTCGTTATACGGAAATTATTTTGTCGCATTTTGGTGTCCGTTCTCCAGATATGCGGTTGCAGCGACCCGAATATATCGGTGGAGGTTCTACTCCGATTGTCGTTAATGGAGTGGCTCAGACTTCTGCTACCGGTGTTAGTGGTGGTGCTACTCCTGCGGGTAACTTGTCTGCTACAGGAACTCTTGTCAGTGTCGGCGGACACAATTTTAATTATTCTGCGACGGAACATGGATACATAATTGGTATTGTTAATGTTCGTGGTGAGAATACGTATCAGCAAGGATTGCGACGTCATTGGTCGCGTGATACTAGGTATGATTATCCTTTTCCAGTGTTTGCGCATTTGGGTGAGCAGGCGGTTTTGAATAAGGAGATTTTTGTTACAGGTGCTGCTAATGATAACGATGTTTTTGGTTATCAAGAGCGTTTTGGAGAGTGCCGGTATCATCCTTCGATGATTACCGGTTTGTTTAGGTCTACTGATGCATTGCCGTTGGATATTTGGCATTTGGCTCAGAAGTTTTCGTCTTTGCCTACGTTGAATCAGACATTTATTGAGGAGAATCCTCCGGTTGATCGTGTTATTGCTGTTCCGTCGTCGACGGGTAAGCAGTTTCTTTTGGATACATTGTTTGAGGTTAATGCTGTTAGGCCTCTTCCGATGTATGGTGTTCCCGGTTTTGTGGATCATTTTTAATCATGGGTTGGGGTCAAATACTTGGGACCGCCGTTGGCGGTTGGTTTGGAGGTACTACTGGTGCTGGCATTGGTGCTGGTCTAGGTGGTATGTTGGATCAGAAAGAGTCTGATTCTTATAATTCGGCGGAAGCTGCGAAGCAGCGTGATGCGTCATTAAATGCATCTAGTACTACGTATCAGCGTACGATGGCAGACATGCAGGCTGCTGGTTTGAATCCTATGTTGGCATATAGTCAAGGAGGTAGTTCTGTTGGGTCTATGGCGTCTACGCAGCGGACCAATGTTGTTGATTCAGGCGGTAATTCTGCTGCGGCATATAGGTCTGCTGAGGCTGCCGAAAGGTCTTCGTTGGCGTCGTTGACGTCAGCGGATGCGAACCAGATGCAGGCTATGGCTGCTATGAAGAATGCCTCTACTGCATCGGCTAAGGCTGAGGCTGAGATAGGATTGATTAAAATCAATTCTGATAAGGTGTTGGAGGAAACCCGTAATCTTCCGTTTGAGCGTACGCGTATTATTGCTACTGCGAAGATGCTTGATACTCAGTCGGCTCTTATGGAGAAGCAGGGTTTTTCAGAGGTTGAGCGTAGACAGGTTCTTACTCAGACTATTGCTAAGTTGAAGTCTGAGACGGATTTGAATACGTTGGATATACAGGCAGCGATGTCGCTTGATAATTTGGGTCGTGAGGCGCAACAGTTGCGACCGATTATTGAGATGATTCGTATGGTTTTTGGTGGTCGTCGTTAAGGAGATTGTTATGGCTAAGCAGTTTGAGTTTCAGCACGCCTATTCTGAGGCATTTCGTGGTTCTGACGTTTCGTGTGGTGAGCCTTCTCTTGCTCAGCAGCAATGGAAAGATGATTCCGATATTAATATTATGTTGGAGCGTTATAAGGTCACTGGTCATTTGCCGATTGGCGTCCGTTTGCCGGAGTATGGTGATTTTACTGGTGTGACTGATTTTCGTTCTGCGATGCAGACGGTGTTGGTTGCTCAGGATGAATTCTCCAAGCTACCTGCGAACATTCGTGAGCGTTTTGGCAATTCGCCTCAAGCGTTTCTTGAGTTTTGTTCTGATAAGGAGAATTTGCCGGAGCTGCGCCGTTTAGGTCTTGCTCCTGAGGCTCCTCCGGAGCCATCTAATGCCCCTGTAGACGGGGCTTAGGGGTATGGGGGTGGTACACCCCCATGGTTACGGTCTTCTTCCTGTTAGACCGGTTTTTGGGCCCGAATAGGGCCCTTTTTGTTTATGTTTATTTTGTTATATAACTATTGTTTGTTTATTACTTTTTATTCTACTACTTTGTTTGTTTTTTCTACTTTGTTTGTTTATAATTTGTTTGTCACGATTTTGTGACGCCATTTGGAGTTTGTTATGGCTAAGGTTGTATTGTCGGCCGCTGAGCGTGCCGTTATTGTTCAGTCCCTTGAGGTGTATGCAGCTACTCTTAAGCGTGCCGCTAATGCGGAACGCGATGTTGTTGTTAAGGAGATTCGCGAGAAGTCGCATTCGACTGTGTTGAACTTGGCCGCTAAGGTCAGTTCTAATGAGTTGGAGCTGTAATGAAGCTCTATTCTTATTCGTTGTTTGATGAGAAGATGGGTGTGTATCTCACCCCGTTTTTTGCTCGTAATGATGTTGACGCTTCGCGTCAGATTGCTGCGGCTCTTAAGGACCCGCAGTTGGCGCATACGCCTATGGCGTTGTCGCCGGGAGATTTCGCGATGGTTAAAGTCGCGGAGTTTGATGATGAGCGTGGCGAATTTGATCCGGTGGTTAAAGCGGATCGTACGCGTATTATGCTTAATACGCTGGTTAGCACAGTTGGCTCTTGATGTAACTGTGCTAGTTGACAGGTACCCTATGTACCTGTTAACTTTTAGGCCGGCAATAGTGCCGGCCTTTTTTGGAGGATTTTATGGACCGTTTTCCTGTAACTAAGTTTTCGTCTGCTCGTTCTTTCGAGCGTGCTGCTGGTCGTACTCGTAAGATGAATGTTACGTCGCCTCGGCGTGGTGGTTGGCGGCTGTGAGTGTGCACCGCTCTCTGGACCCACCCCCTGCACGGCCCGTTGAAGTGTGGTCAATGTGTGGAGTGTCGGTTGGCGTATTCGCGAGAGTGGGCTATCCGTATCGATCACGAACGTCAGTGTCACGATTGGTCTTGTATGCTGAACCTTACGTATGATAATGCTCATCTGCCTAAGCATGGGCAGTTGCTTAAATCCGATTTGCAGAAGTTTCTTAAGCGGCTCCGTGAGAATACGGGGCCGTTTCGTTATGTGGCGTCGGGTGAGTATGGCGAGATTAATCGCCGTCCGCATTTTCATATTGCATTGTTTGGTATGGATTTTCAGACTACTCGTAAAGAGTGGGGTGAGTCTATTAATGGTGATAGGACGTATATTTCTCCGGAGGTGCGTAAGTCGTGGTCTCTCGGTGGTCATGTGATAGGTGAGCTGAATTTTGAGTCAGCCGCT